GAACGCTGTTGAAACCTACGCTGTTAAATACTGGGCTTGTTGGGTATGTTCCACTCATGCGATTGATGGTCTCCCGCGATCATTTACTGCCTGGTTAATCATGTTGACAATCTGACCTCTGCGTGAGTTAAGCAGTCTATCAAATCCAGCAGTGTCGTTAGCTTGGATGCTAAAGTTCACATTAACAACTTTAGAGTCGCCCTGACCTTTATGTAGGTCAGTGATCTTCTCGTTAGGGTGAACCATCGCAAGCATGCCGCCCTTACCATCCATGCCGCCCGATCTAGCACCAGAGCCAGTTAAACCACCACCTTCAAATGAAGCTAATGCCTGTCCGGCAACAATGCCAGCAGAGGCATAACCCATAGCCCTGATTGTTGATGCTGAAGTAAGGAATCCCATGACACCACCCAAAGCGGCTCCTTGTGCGCCTGCCGCTATAGCTGCCTGCTCAGTGCTTACAAGTATTTGAGCTATTGCTAACGCTTTTTGCATAGCAAATAATACCTTGGCTTCCTTTGACCCCTCTTTTGCGATATCTGCAAGCTGACCTACAGTATTACTAGCCATGTCTATACTTGCGAGCTTTAAGCTGGTTATTTCGTTCTGTACTCTTTTTTCGTCGGCAATCTTTTTGTCATTAAGCTTTTGGATTGCTATAAATAAATTCTCTTCTCTTAGGACATCCTTTTCAGCTTGCTCATCAGCCTCTTTATTTCTCTTCTGATTTTCTTTCCTTATTGTCTCATATCGCTTCTGTCTTCTTTTCTCAAACGCTTCCTTTTCCTTCTCGGCTTTCTTAAATGCTGCCTGCTCTGCTTCCATCCTTGCAATCAAGTCATCATAATTTTTTATCTTCTTTAACTGGTCATCAATTATTTTTTGATTGGCTGGTGAAGCATTTTTATACGCATCAGTTAATCGAACTTGCTCTGCCTGCGTCAGGCCTAAAGCATTAGCTTCACTCGTCAATGATTCAATTAAACTTTCTGTTGCGTCTGTTGTTCCATCAACTTGCTTGGCAAGAGTTTGCATGCCTTCTTTAGCAACATCAATAATATCCTGCTGCTCTTGTATTTTTTCGTTTACTTCTTCAATTCTTTCAGTCAGGCCCAATGCTTGAGCATTCACCATCTTAACGCCGTTACGATATGCCTCTTGCTTCTTTGTGGCTTTCTCTATTTGCTTTTCGTAATCTTGCATTAAGACAGCCGCATTTCTTAACGCGATATCTTTTAAGACAGGTGTTAACTTATCAAACTCGTCTATAAGACTTTTTGTGCGCTCTTTTACCTGCTTCAGTGCTTCTGAAGTCTTAAATAAGGCAGGCAACATGCTTGTTCCGATAGCCGCGCCAACAGCTAGGAATGCACCGATTATTGCGCCTTGAGGCCCAAACAAAGAGGCAACCTGGGAACCCTGCTGCCCTAAAATAATCATAGGGTTTTGGCCGCTTTGAAGCATTACCGCGACATCCTGTATCTGATGCCCCATCTGCCCCATGCCACCGCGAATCATGCGGAACTGCTTATCTACTGCTTTGCCCCGATGTTCTGTTCTCTTGAGCTGATTGTTAAGTTGATTGAGAACAGGGCCAGCAGAGTTTTTGGCTTTTACATCAATCAGTACTGGATTTACTGCCATTTTGCTTTTCCTGTTTAATTCTCAAATATGCCAACCAATGCTGAAACTCAGAGACGGTCATTTCTAATATTGTCGAGAGTGGTTGACCAAGGTGCTCGGCCAGGAAATACATCATGTATAACTCTGACGGCTCTCCTTGATCATTTATTAGTTTCCCTCGATGTCCTCTTCTTCATTCAAGTTAAGAACGAAGTTAGCGACTTTTGACAATACGTCAGGGTCTACATTGTGCCTTAGCTTGTGCTTATCTCCAATGTCGAATACTGACTCACCTTCTCCGTCAGTAACACCAAAGATAACCGCGTAAACCAGATAATCCGATGCATCACCATCAGCCCGATTCATAAACTTAGCTTTATCTTCGAGCGAGAGATTTTTAGAATAGAGAGTGGTTTCCCACTCATCTACTCGTAATTCACGAATCTCTTTCTTGCTGAAGTGAGAGACTGCCGAATCTATTAACTTAGCCATTAAGCGACATCAGCTTCTGTTAGTGCGCCATTTCCAGTTACAGAGAATGAGGCTTCGATTAAGCCGTCTACCGCAGCGGTCTTGCTGACAGAAGTCACAATACAAGCACCTGACCAGTATTTGTTTCCAGTAGTGTTGCCAATTGGATACAGGTTCAGAGTAATTTCTGCGCCTTCATCTAGGGCAAGCTGACCAGTAGTATCTGCATCATCCCAAACTGCGTTGAAAGAAGAAGTCCATGATTTCAATGTAGGCTTATTGGTTACCCAAGAATCACCCATCACGGTATCAGCTACTACTTCTGAAGTTGTCTCTAAAGACCAATCTTTAATTTCAGCTACAGCATTCGCACCAACGTATACCGCGCCATTTTTACCTACATATGTTGCCATTTTAAACTACCTCTAAGCGCCATAGCGCGTTAATTAACGTCAGCGAAAATCGCCATTACACTGCAACATCAGGGTTATCTTCTAACGTCTGATATTGCACTTCAATGGTAAGAGTAGCGCGGCTTACCGGCTGATCTCCATCACCATTAAAATCTGCTTCAAATCCAGTTATCATAACATCTTGAGCATTCCCGCCCAAGGTTCTGTTTGCGTACAATGCCTCTTCTATCTCAAGGCATATTTGATCTATTGTATTGTCGTACCCGGTAGTGCCTTTTACATATGCCTCTACAGTAAACGATGTCGATCTAAGCTGCAATCTAGGCACACCTATAGTCTGGTACTCAGTGGTCTCTGCTCGGCTGTATATAAGCAATCC